CTCATGATTATTCAACTGTATTAAATTATATGGTGGATAGTTTGATTGCGGGGAGTCGTTAAAAAATCTGTCTAGGTAATCATCCATACCTATACCATTTTGTCTAATAACCTTCATTAATTCTGGAAGGTTAGCCGCATGAAATTGTGCTAAATTAGTCATAGTTCTCCTTTAAAAGCGAGTGTGAATTGTGTACCCTTATGGCGTACACTACTAATTATACAAGAAGCACAAAAAAAGGGGATGATGTATCCCCCACATTTTTATTCGGTTATTCCCCAAATAGATGATGCTTTGAAGTACCAGCATTATCATTGGATATATTTCCTATACCAGTTTCTTCGGTTTCCTCTAATTCATACTCCCAATCTTCTATCACAGTATTGGAAAGCATCCTATCAGACAGAAGATCCATTTGTTCTCTTGCTATCTCTTCAGTCTCTGCATCAAACCAAAAATCAATTGCCTTACCAATCCTCAACAAATGTGGTTGAAGTTTAGGTGCAATTCTATTTACATTATTCATCACTGCATTACCAGCAGCATCAGATACAGATCCTCTTAATCTAACAAAAACTAATGCTTTAAATCTCATCTATCTAAAAATATTGGGGTGGGAGATTGGGTTTCTGTATTACCAATAAGAGACGGGCATTACTACAGTAGTAAATTTTACATCTCTGCCTGAGACCCGACTGGTAAGTCGATTCTACTCTTACGAGTAGCAGCACCACCTGTGTCTCATCACCTTATCCAGCTATATGCCAGAAAGATTATTCAGTCACTCCCTGTTGGGTTCGTCAACTCAACAAATATAATATACCACCTCTGTCAACTCTTGTCAAGCTCCTCTCCTACTCCCAATATTCATCAAGCATTTCAAGAACATTAGTTAATATTCTTTGTGCTGCTCCTCGCTGCCTATGATCCCATTCAGGATACCAAGAATTGGAATCAAGACTGGTCTTGACACATTCTATTCTTGATTGCATGGAGACTTTATTGAGCCGTCCGTTCATTTGAAGATTCTTGGGTTTTTCCTTTCTTACCTATATTATATTTTTGTTCTAGTTCCCAGTCACCTTTATCTTTATATGATAATACTTTTATTTGATTTAAAGGTGCAATATCTGCAACTGATTCTGCCTTTACTACAGATATAAGTCCCCAATCAGCAAGTAAACGAGTAATACGATTGCGACGCTGTATGTCGTTAGATGTGAGATTAGCATGTTTCCCATCAAGGGCAAATAGTTCCTTAAAATGAACTATAAAATATCTTCCTTGCTTATGTAAGATATGGCAACTTTGATATAGTTTCTTTTCCTTTCTTGATGCTACACCAATTCTTGTAAGAGTTTCTCTTACTTTTAAGAAATCATCAGGTTCATTGAGAAGCACTTCTACCATTTGATCTTGCGACCAATTTACTTCAGGCTCCTGCGTTGAAGTAGTCATTTCATTCCTCCAGTATCAAGTCGTTGTTTAATAAAATTAATTTGTTCAGGGGTTAATATTTTCAAAGCATTCGATGCTTTTTCGTTACTATAACCATAGTATTGTTTGACGATTTCGAGGTCTGTGACTTTATCCTTACGGAGCCAGGGACTAAATCTCTTCTTTTTCCTAAGTGTATTTAGATAAAAAGAATATTGCATGTCTTTATCTAAGAAAGAATATTTATTCATTTCATTTACAAACATAATACAATCAAGGTGTCCTGATAAACAACGATTAACAATATATGGAGGATAATCCTTAATCGCTGCAGTATCTTCTTCAATAAGATTTTCTTTATTGAAGTTAATTGAATTAAGCCAATCTTTTAGTTCAGTCATTTTGGTAATTTTCTATTGAAGTTCCAATAATCAAATTTCTGCCACACATAATAGATTCCTATCAAAGTTCTTTTAATAAATTCATCAAGGAGAATAAGTGATAAAATAATTATTTTTTCAATAGTCATCTTATAATTTGTATGTGATCATCATCAGTCCAGAGTTCGACCTTATCTCTGAAACGATCTTCTTTTTTTAACTTCTCATATCTCTTTGCTGCTTTCTTCTTCCACCATGAGATAATATTCTCAAGATGAAACTTATCCCAATTCTGACCACGAACTAATTTATCTTGCTCACCAAGAATGACTTCACGAACATTACCATAACCATAATCAGAAATATAAAACCTTTTCTTTTGAGTTAATCCAAATGCCATATCAATGACATCATTAAAAATTTTTAATTTACTCTCATCCTTTAATGATTTTTTGATGCTGGCAATCATTTTAGTTTGCCTCTTCATTTTTTTAGATGAAGCTTTATTATCTGTTAAAGGGGTATTATTATTTAAGATAGTAAATCTATCATGCAACTTGTGAAAGACTTCATCATGAAGTAAAGGAAGAAACTTACTTTCAGTCAAACCTTTATATCTCATGAAAGGTTTCAACCCATCGTATTGTGATGCAGATGTAGTAGAACCATAAAGTGAAGTAGTTTCAAATAAAGCAATATCTTTTTCAAATACTTCATTAAGAGTCTCTCTTGCAAAATGTGAGACACACATCAATGCAAGTAATTTACCACCCAAATAATTATATCCAAAAGGCTGGGAGGGAACGATTACAAATCCCATCGCAGCATGACGATTAAAAATAGAAAGATTGGGTGGTTTACCCAACCATACATTTCTTGGTTTAGAATTAATAGTTGGTGAACCGAACCGTATAAACCCTAAAGTCTTTCCAGTTCTCTTCTCAAACACCATCCAACGCAATTCTCTACCAGGAATATTACTCTCATTATTATGAGACGATACTGCTGCTAATAAATTTTTATATCTTTCTTGTGGTAGTGATTGCTTAAATCTATCTCCTATAAATTTAATATCAAACTCCATCTCCTCTGGATGGATATCTTCATTAAAAAATTCATCTTGTAAAGGACTGAGTGGATTAGTTTGAAGAACTACCTGTTTCTTTACATGTCGAAGATAATCTTCAATTGATGTAAAATTTTCAAAGTAATTAATAAACTCATCAGCAGCCCATGTGGCATCTGCCTCACTTATTATCATAATTTAATAATAATTAATACCATCAGGATTAACTAATTCAACACGAACAGCATCTAAAATTCTATGAAAGGATTCGGACATTAATCTATATCCAGTTCCAACATATATTTGGCCTGCTACTACAGAAAATGTTGCTATCCCCCAGAACAGATAATAAAATCTACTCTTAACTTGATTTCTTACTTTATCTCTTGTAATGTAACTCATAATTAATTAATCGTGTTTATGTGCTGGATAATCGTTAGCAGCTGCTCTATTAGACATTACTAATCTTTTACCTTCATGACCATGAGCAATACCCAGTTCATGCATTTTAGAATGTTCGTCAATACCATCTACCAATTCTTTACTACCAGCACCAAATGTTAAGTATATACCATACCCTACTAAAAGTGCAAGTATAGCTAAAACAATAGCAATTAATTGACCCTCTGGAGAAAGACCAGCAAAAGTACCATGCGGTAATAATGTATCATTACATTTAGCAATTTTATCTGGATCATTCCAAGTTCCAGGTAAAGTAAATACTGGTGGACAAGCAGCGAAAATCATTTTAAAATCTCCATAATTGAAACAACTGTGATTACGATTGAACTAATTCCTAAAAACAAAACGGTTAATCCAAACCATCCAAAACATGTCATTTGAATTTACACTCAACCATTATCTCTGTAAGACATGCTAACATATTTATTTCTTGATCTGCAACAAATGCGATTTGATATTGGTATTTGGCAATAATAAGAACAGCAGCAGGGATGGTAGAAGGAACCAAGGCAGTGTAAAGATTATCGTAAATACGACGCAAAAGTACAGCAGGATCATTGTCCAAGTTATTGACACACCATTTACGAACTTCTGGAAAGTTTTTTGTCTTGAGGTTTTTAATAAGATCATTTACCTTTACATCACTAAAGTGAGCTAGTATTCCAGTATCTATCTTACCTCCTACTGAGTATCTTTGACACTCATTTAAAACTCTTCTCCAATCAGGAAAGTGTTTATTGATAAGTTCAAGAACAACTTTCTTATCAGATTCAATTCTTTCTTGCTCTAAAATATCATTAAGTCTATTAAAAAATGCAGCTGCTATTGCAGGTTTATTTTTCTTTGTGATACTAAAATCAATTACCGCACATCTTGAATGGAGTGGTTCGATGATTTTGTTCTTGTAATTGCAGGTAAAAATGAATCTGCAGTTTTTGGAGAACTCCTCAATACTCGCTCTAAGAAGGAGTTGTACGTCGGGAGTGGTATTGTCTGCTTCGTCGATGATGATGACTTTATGCTTCGACTGACTCGTAAGAGAGACTGTAGATGCGAAGTTCTTTGCGTTGTTCCGAACAGTGTCGAGAAAACGTCCTTCATCCGATCCATTAATAACATAAACATCAACTCCTAATTGATTACATAGTGCTTTTGC